AACAGCTTCTCTCTCGGGCAGAGAAGTGGCTGTTGCAAAATACGAGCTACATTCAGACCACCGAAAGTTCGCCTCTCGACTTGGAGTTCAGGGGTAAGCAGTATCCCATAATAGATGTCCCCCATCATCTGAATGCCATCAGAACCTTGGATTTCAAAGTGGCTGAAGTGGAGTACCATGGATCCCTTCCGACGAAATGCTCTCCTAGGAACACCACCCTCCCAACTACTTGTTTCAAACATGTGAATGCTATTGTGGGTCCCGCCTTTGAAGGCTGGAAACCCCGGAACCAAGATAGAATGGCGGCTCCGATGAAGATGTTGTCTCTTTCTACGACGCCCACCCCGAGCATTGATGAGAAACTGCTGGATCATTGTATCAAGGACTTTGTTGTTCCCAGGCTGCCATTGGTATCTGCACACATGGGAAAGTATCCCGAGTTCCCTTGGAACAGACTATTGACAACGGAGGAAGCTATCAACGGTGTTGATGGTTTCTTCGGCTGCATCCAGGACAGTAAGGCGGCCGGCACTCTTGAAGGAGGAAAGTCCAAGAATCTCTTCGTCACGCATAATGGCAGAAAGTATCTTCAGCCCGATCTTCACGAAGACTATTTGAGGGGCGTTTGTAAGATTACTGAAGGTGTGGATCCCGGATGGGTTGACCGTGTTTCACACAAGTCTGAGTGTTGCGAGGTTGAGCCCGAGGAGCCAACGAAGAATTCTAGATTGATCACTGTGCACAACAAGTTCTCTCAAATTGAGGAGAGGAGAGCGTTTTCAGGCATCAATCACCTCTTCAGTACCCAAAATGTGGAATTTGAGACTGCCATGGGGCTGGACCTTCACGGTCCAGAATGGGACCCAGTAATGAGAAGATTTTCCGGATCAGCAAGACAACCCACTAATTTCGCGACTGACTATTCCGCATATGATTACATTCAGTTGAGAGAGATGCGTTCTGGCGTGTCCAAAGGCCTGTTGATGTTCCTAGAGCACATGGGCATGTGCGAAGAGGACTTACGGTACGCTATGATGGTGTGTTCTCTTTGGATCTACGGTTATATCCAGGTTGAGGACGCTGTTGTAGATATGGCCAGGTTTTTTCCCTCAGGTAACTTGTTGACTGCGTTGTTGAATGCTCTTCAAAGTGGCATCATCAAGAGATACTCTTTCTACTCGAATCCTAAGTGCCCTAGAGTGATTGGCGAATTCAACAAGCATGTTACTACCATTGGCCTGGGGGATGATGACCTCAACAACAAATTTGGCCATGCCTATGGTTGGGGGCCAAGTGACTTGTTCCTGACGGTTCATAATTTGAACATGCAAGTCACAGATGCCTCAAAAAGAGCTGACTTGGAACATCTGAATGAGCTGTTGCAGCCTCTAGGCAAGACCACTTTCCTGAAGTCCACTCCATATTGGAATCCTGACTTGGAGAGGATTGTGGGAGTGAGAGGGCCACGCTCCGTGTTGAGACCCCTCTACTGGAGAACGGACGCGAAAGAGGCTCTACCTATCTACATGAAAGCTGTTCTTCAGTGCATCATGGATGAGCTATTCTTCCATGGGAAACGAGTTTTTGAACACTTCCGGCCCAAGTTCCTCCAACTAGCTAGAATCTGTGAGGTTCCTGTAGATTGGTTGGAACAGCAAGACTATGAGGATTACGTGGATAAACATTTTAGCGAGGAATGTTGTGGTACTCAGTGTCCAGAGGACTTGTCAACAGTCTCGCCTTTTGAAGAAGAGTACTTGTCGTGGAAGCCCCTCTTCGATTCCGAACCCGGTACTGATGTTTATTACAGAATGTTGGAGAATATCCACTTGCCTTCACTGTGCCAAAGCTTCACGTCTTTGAGAGCTGAAGCCAACACGGAGGGTCTAACCGAAGGTGGGAGCTCTGAAGAGGGATACAACGTTGAGAGTAAGGCTGTGGATGAAGGAGTTGTCATGCAAGAAGAGAAGCCCATAGGCGACGTGATTGACAATTCCAAGGATGGGGACCTCATGAACACTTACGTGAAGGCCGGAACTCTTAACATCACGGGATCCACTATAACCACGAGCTCAGAGGATTGGACTGTAAAAGGAGGAGACAGTGGTACTGCTGGATGGTTTCAGCCTCACTCATTTTACTTCAAGGACCCAGCTATCAAAGCTAGAATACTTGGTAACGTCTTTTACAGATCTAATATGACTGTGACCGGAAAGATCACTACTTCTGCGGGAAATTATGGGAAGCTGATAGTTTCAATTCACAAGCGAGACACCCCCGCCACTTATCCAGTCGAGTATCATTCAGATTTGGATCTGATGTTCTGCACTTCCATTCCACATTGTGTTGTGGACATTCAGGAGCAGGAGGACTTTGAGGTTGTGGTGCCCTGGGTCAGTCCTGTTGCTATGCTTCCCATGGAACCCAGATCACATAGTCAGATGCCCTATCTGCGGGTTTCCCTATATAGTAATAGTGTTGAACACAGTTTGGGTTACACTATTCCAGTGTTCGTAGAATTTCGTGTGAGGGCCACTGATTTGACTTTGGCAGGAGTGGGTTATCCCACAGGAGACGAAGATGAATTTCTTGGAAGTGACATACTACAGGCAGAGGCTTTCTCAGGTAGTAAATTTCCCTCAGAACCTCCTTCAAAGTTCATCGCTGCGGCAGGAGAGGGGCTTGGCATGCTTTCCACGGCCATGCCAAGTTTGGCTCCCGCTTCTGTCTTCATTTCCAGCATTGCCAATTTTGCCAGATCCCTAGGTTACTCTAAGAACATTAACAATTCTGTGATGAATGTGGTTCCTGCCATGAGCTCCCCTATGTGCAATTCGGATACAGACGCTGCTTTCGCTACCTCCATATCCTTGTTTGAAAAACAAGAAGTGAC